ATACTATTGTTGAATTTACTGCGAAAGAATACTGGTTAGAAAATTATGCTGCTAAAAAAGATACAGCTACACCTAATACTATGTGGCAGAAAAGACCATATGGTCAACTTGCCAAATGTGCCGAGGCGCAAGCCTTGCGTAAGGCTTTTCCTGAGATAGTAAGTCAGCATCCGACAGCTGAGGAAATGGAGGGGAAGAATTTTAATGATCTTGAGATGGAAGTTAAAAATATAACCCCAAAAGCTCAAAGTATCAGCAGCAAACTTGACTCTGTTTTATCTCATCAGGAAGAAGAGGTCAAAAACCTAGAGCCGAGCGAAACTCTAGCCGAATTAATAGAACTTATTAAACTGCATAATGTATCAAGCGAGATAATAAATAAGTGGTGTAGCAAAGCTGGTGTTGAAAGCATCGCTGATTTAGGGGAGGAAAGGCAACTATCCTGTATTGAATGGATTAACAAGCAGTATAATTATTCGCTAAGCCCAGAGGCAGCGTAAGTTTTAAAATACACCTAGATTTGCTTATTAAAATATGTTAACGTGAACACACGATCAATTACTCATTTTTTTCCTGTTTTTAGGGGCTAAACTTTTTAGCTCCTTTTTTCTTTTTACGAAAAAACATGGATTAAGATTGTTTCTGCTATAATAAAAATAAAGCGTTTATTTTTGTTATAGACTAGAGGCAAAAATGCAAAATTACGATCCATATTTAAATACCTACAACTACCCTTATAATAATTCCGATCCTTATAACCTAGTTTCTAATGGCGATAATCAAATGCCTGATTCTCGTTATGAAGATGGAGGTTATAGCGATCCCAATATGTCTTACAGTAATGCTTATGATAATACAGGAGCGCAATATTCTTTTAAAGAAGGAGGCTCTGTTGGTGATGAGGACTTACCAAGACTTGCCGATCTTATACGAAGACACGGAAGAAAGGGCGATACCGAGCTTGCCCATATTAATCCTATAGAAGCTCATATATTAAAAAGTTTAGGTGGCAGTGGTACGATAAATCCTGTTACCGGGCTTCGTGAATATAGTTTTTGGAAAAAGCCTTTTAAAGCAATAAAAAGTGTAATAGGAGGTGGAGCTGGGGCAATTATCGGTAACATGATTGCGCCTGGAATAGGCGGTATTATCGGCGGCGCACTTGGTCAGGGAGTACAGCACGCAGCAAGAGGCAAGAGTGCACTCGGCGGAGCTTTAAAAGGAGCAGGTATGGGAGCAGCTCTTCCATCTATGGCATCAGGGCTTGGATGGGGAGCAAGTAAGCTAGGTAGCACGGCTCTTGGCTCTAGTCTTAGCAATTATGGCAGTACTAATGCGATATTGCCTGCATTAGGCATGGGTAGTTCTGGTGGGAGTAGTGGATTGTTCGGGCTTGGAGGAAGTAATCCTTATGTAAGTGGTGGTCTTAGCGCTGCGACTGCACTTTCTTCAGGTATGGGAGGAGTACCGCCCCAGTATGGACAATATCCGCAAATGCAATATCCAGGCTACCCTTATGTAGATAACAGGGGTTTTCTAGAAAAGTTTGGTGATAATGCAAAAGACTATCTAACACAACCAGGGAATTTACTAACACTTGGGACAGTAGCAGCGCAAGTAAGCGGTCGGCAGAAGCCAAAGAGTCCAGAGAAAATCGCAGAGGAAGAAAGAAGATATCGCAACGCTAGTCGTAAGACGATTGCTGAAGTTGAAGCTGATGAAGCTCTGGAAACCGCACGTGCCGATTTACAAAAAAAGCGGAAAAACAAGCAGTTAGATGAAGATATAAAGAACATGGGTCGTATTAATCGGCGCGTTGTATCACCTGAGGAATTTGCCCGAACTGGGCGCTGGCTTGAGTATATGGATGATGAAGGCAATCCTGTTAGAATGAAAGGCGGCGGGAGCGCCTGTAGTCCTTATGCTTATTTAACAGAAGAAACCTATTATCCTGCAAGCCCTATAGGTTATTTAAGCGGTGATAGTGGGGGGCAAGATGATTTAATTGATGCAAGGCTTAGCGACGGCGAATATGTATTTGACGCATCGACAGTATCTGATTTAGGGGATGGTAATAATGCAGCGGGAGCGCGCAAGCTAGATGGTTTCCGTGAAAATATCCGCCGGCACAAGAGAGGCGGAAAAGTAAATCTTCCTCCTCGTTCCAAGTCTTTAGAGAGTTATTTAAGAGGATAATATGAAAACACACAACTTAAATGACCTCCGAGAGCAAGCACTTAGCCTAATTAATCGTGATGTAGGGCGAATGGTAGCTAACCCGACGCCTGTATATAGAGGAAAGACTAGTGTTCCGATGTCTGCTTTAACGCAGAGGAAACGAACGCTGGAAGAGCAGTTTAATAATTCTCCTGCTCCTTATTCACACGAGGCAAACAGTGTTTTTAACAGAACTCCGCAAGGTTTTAATGAGGGGCAGAAAACCTCTTTACTGGATATACTGACGTCAGGTCAAAGACGGGTAGGCGATACCGGATGGAAGCTGATGGGAAAACAGTTTGGAGATAGAACCGGTAGTAGACAAACCGGTTTTTATAATAAGTTTGACAAGAACCTGAATAAGGGTCTTCCATTATCCCGTGTTGGTATAGATGCCTTAAGTAATGATGCAAAGGGTTTGGAATCTGAATTTAATTCCGGACTTGGCAATAGTTTAAATGCACTTGGGAACGCCGAGAAGGCAAAGAGGGCAGGACTTACTAACATGCTGGGGCAATTCGGCAATCAGCAACATATATATTCGCATTTAGCAAATTCGGCAGATAAAAACAAGTACTACGAGGAATTAAACGCCCCAAAGCAAAAGATGAAGGCATTATATAATATAGTAAATAGTGGCGGTAATCCTGATAATATGGGGCCTTATGGTGAAGCTGCAGCAGTCAAGGTACTAGAAAAAGGACTAAATCTTTATAATAGCTCCACTCCGAGATATAGTGGCGAGCAGCTTGCTAGCGTGCCTGAAGATTTAGCGGTATCGCATCGCCTGCTAGGAGATTTGAGTCATGATTATAATGATTCCTCAAGGGGAGAAAGAGATAACCTCTATAGCTCGTTAATAGGGCGAGAGAATGTTGGAACGCGGGCTACCCGCGATTTACCTACAATTTATAATCCGCAAGTAGATCAGCTTGATGCTGATACCAAACGTCTTTTAAAGGTAGAGAAAGCAAGAATCAGTATGGATCATGAGCGAAAGGGTACTTATGGGTCACAATCACATTTATCACAAACCGAGGATGCTATAAATAGAATTGCTAAAAGTCGTTTTGGCAATAGAAACAATTTACTACAGGATGTACTCCGCGCTAGAATGAGTAGTTTAAATAAAAGCGACATGAGTGATTTAAACCAGTTAAATAGTTTAGGTCAGCAAGGATTATCTGAATATCAGGACGTACTTGGCAAGATTAGCGGAATGAACCAGCTTGGAGTAGATAAATGGTTAAATGCACAAGATGAGTTAAATCAGAGGCGGGAGCGATTTGAAGAAGAGAGGAATCAGGAATGGCCGCAAGGGGCAGGAAGCGATATTGTCAAATACAACGTAAGCCCTGAAATCAGCAGTATTTTTGCGAATCCCGGTGTCAGTAGTAACCCTTCTGTTTATACACCGTCTTTAAGGCCAAATATTCATGCACTCGCTCAATATGCTGGGACAGTACCGGTCAGTCATAGTGAGACGGAGCTTGAGAGTAACCTAAATCAGGATATGGGGGGCATCAAGAATTATGCTGATTTTGAGAACACTAAGATTCAAAAAAAGAAGGAAGAAGAAAGGCAGCGAGTTTTAAAGAGTATGTCAGAGGCTGAAAGAGTTAAGGAGTTAAATAGATTATATCTTGAAAGATTAGAGCAATATAAAGAAGCGGCAGCTAAGAGAGATAATTTATACAACAGTTCCAACGTCAATGGTGTTAATGCTTTTTCATGGTCTAAGTCTAATCCAAGCCGTGATTTTAATTCCTTTCTTAAGCATTCCTTAGGCGTACCGGATAACACACCTGATAATGTCAAAATAATCAGTAATTTAAATAAGAATCTACCTTTGTATTTAGAAGAGGTAAAAAGAGCTGATTATTATTGGGATCAATATAATAAATACTATCAGGATATGATGCAATTAAAAGGGCAAATGAATTCAGAAGAGGAAAGGCAAAGACTTTTTAAAATAGCTGAAGAGAACAGGATAAAGCAGGCAGAAATATTCAGAAAACAAATTCAAAGAGAGCAGCATGAAAAAAATGAAGTTTCAAGATTACAGCAGGAAAAACAAGCATGGTTTAATACTCTTGTAGCTAATATGGATGCTGCCATAAATCAAGGTGCTAGTGATCCGAGAAAAGGATGGCAGTATGAATGGAACAGGCATTTTTCAGTTCCGCCTAGCGAAATCATAAATAACCCAAAATATAGTGCAATACAAGATATTAAAAGACGTTGGGGAGGATTAGTACAACCTGCATATAATTTTACTCCTAGACCATTTGTGGAATAATTTTATATTTATTTAAAGATATTTTATTATGGAAGACGAAATATTAAATCGCATGCAAGCTCTCCCAGAAAGAAGAAATCCTTTTGATGAGGGAATAGCAAAAGCAGTTAGCAGCACCCGAAGTAATTTAGGGATGAGCAGGGATCAGGAGCATAGAGCGATAAATAATGCGTTACTTGCTCTTGGTAATGGTTTAGCAACCGAGCCTGTGCAACGTGGTTTTAAGAATAATTTAGGGGTAATAGGGCGGGCAATGAATCCAGCACTCTCGGCTTATAATACTAGCGAGGATGCTGCAATTGCCGAAAATGAGCGTTTGGCTAATCAAATATTGCAGCAGCAAAGGGCGCAAGAAGCATTAGAAGCAGCAAAAGAGGAAAAAGCTTGGCATCGTAAATTCCAGGAGAGGCAGCTGGAAGAGACTAAGAGACATCATAATTTACTGGATAATTTCAGGAGAGATAAAAAAGAAGAGAAAAGTTTATTAAATAATTTTAAGAAAGGTAAAGAAGAACAAGAAAAGCAGGAAGCTTTGGACGAGTTGAAAGGAATGCTGACTCATGCAGAAAATACAGTTACAAACCTCGGTTCTGAAGGGGAGCGATCTTTGCTCGCAAAAAACTTCCGATCAAAATTCAGTAATCAGGAATATAGTCCGGATCAGGCAAAAATTTGGGCAATAGGTGAGGTATTACGCGGGAAATTGAATAAAGCTTTTAAATATACTAATCAGGAGGAATTTAAACATATACCGACGATATCGCCTGATAATGATATGGCAACAAATTTAAACGTTATTAATGATTTAAGAGCCATGCTAGGTATAGGGCTTCAGGAAGGAGTTAATAATGGCGATAGGGTGTTGATGGTTGATCCAATAACAGGTACAAAAGATTGGGTTCATAAAGATTGGGTGCAAGATGCCATAGATAATGATGGTTTGCAGGTAGTAGATGAGTAAATTTGATAAGTATAAAGCTCCTAAAAATATAGATAGAGATCAATTACCGAGCCAAAGGAGTGGTGTATTTGATAAATACCGGAGTCCTAAAGCTGTAGCAAAAGAGATCCCGCCGTCTTTTCTTGATAGGCTTGGTCAATTTGGCAAGGGAGCATTATCAGGTTTTATGAGAAGCGGGTTAGCGGAGGGAGCGGATCAATTCGGGGCAGGTGTTATGGAGGTAGCACCCGGAGTTGTTGCTCCAATCCTGCCAGAGTCGGCACAAGTAATGTCTGATACTACAAATAAAGCCCTCGAATCTTTAGATTCCATGAAACCTAAGGAGAATGATAGTTTAGGAAATATTCTATATAAAGCAGGAGAATTTGGAGGAGCTACGGCGAGCTTCCCTCTTCCAACTAGTGCCGGAGTAAATGTTGCCGGAAACGCAATTCGAGGAGGTGGTAAATCTTTATTAACCAAATTTGCCAAGGATATAGGAACAGGCAGTAGCATAGGGGCAGGTTCTGGAGTAATGCAGGAAGCAGGAGTTGATCCGCTTGTATCTGATCTGATATCTAGCGTTGCTACTCCTACTGCTATTGTTAAAAGTAAAAGTCTGTTAAGTAACTTTACGAAACCTCGCCAGGCACTTGCAAAAATACCAATGAAAATTATGGGGTTAACGCCTAAAGGTATGAACATTGAAGCAGCTAAGGCAGCAAGAGATTTAAGCATAGATTTACCGGCTGCAGCAGTTACTGATTCTAAATTAACGGCCTTAGCTGATCAGTATGTGGGGAAGGCTCCCATTTTTGGTAATAAGTTAAAAAATAAGTATACGCTCGCCGAAGAACAGACACAAAAAGTGTTAAGTGATATTTTTGATGAAATCGGTCCCGCGAGAACTCCGGAAATAGAAGGTCATATTGCTGGTTTATATAATAAAGTAGCGACTTCATTACCGCCTGATGCAAAAGTACTACCTGCTAATCTTAAAAAGGCCATTGATGAGATTAAAATAAATACGGCTATTCTTTCCCCTGATGAAAAAAGCCTCCTGCAGTCACTTGAAACTATTAAAAATGAGATTGAACCGGCATCAAAGATAGTCAGTCAGTATGGTCCTATAAAGTTACCACTGCAAGAATATGACGTTAATAAACTGGTTGGGACTAAAAAGAGCCTGAATTCGATCATAAAATGGGATACAGACGCGGGAGTTAAAAATCAGCTTAAGAAAATACAAAAAGCGATTTCACGGGATATCCAGGAGTACGGCAAGAGTAACCCAGAGTGGTATGATGCTTTTAAGGAAGCCGATAAATTATACGGGGATGTAGCTAGAAGAGAAAAACTGGAAAATATACTCGGCCGTAAAGCTACGAATTATGCTACTGATAGTCTATCTTATAATGCTCTTGCTAAAGCAATCAACGATCCTAAGAACTCTGAATCTATTAAAAAACAGCTTACTCCTGAGACTTTTAAAAAAATACAAAAATTAGGCACTGTAGCTAAAGCTATGGCTATAAAAAGTAAAAATATTCCTAATCCATCAGGGACAGCTACTACTGGTGGGATTAGTGCGGCAATTTTTGGATTGTTTTATGATCCTATTACCACAACCAAGCTTCTTGGCGGGGGATATGGTGCGAGCAGGTTATTAACTGATAAAAAGTTTTTGGATTTAGCCTTAAAATTAGCGGAAAATCCTAATAACCTTGCAACTACTACCGCTTTAAATCATCGTATTAAAGAAATTACCGGATATTCTGCGGTAGCTTTAAATAAAAATTTGCAGGAGATGAATAACACAGCAGAATAACCAAAAATGCTTTTAAGTAGACGTTAAATCTGATATTTTGGGTTGGATATTTAACTAATGAAATTATATTCATGAAAAGAGGAGTTGTTAAATTTTATTCTACCGAAGGCAAGTATGGATTTATTAAACCTGATGATGGTTCAAAGGATGTTTTTGTTCATCAGAATGATCTTAAAACATCAGGTATAGAAAAGATAACAAAGAATCAGAAAGTAGAGTATGAGCTAGCTACTAAAAAGGAAAAAGTATTTGCTATCAACGTTAAGATCATAGATTAATTCATCCACAAAAATCTTGATAACTTTGTGGACTATGTTTGCCAGAGTAAGCCTGCTCGGGATTTACAGGTAACGCTTATGAAATAGGCACTAATAATTATTAGTTAAAATAAATTAACCTTCAATTTTCTCTCGGTGATTTAGTACAAAATCAAGTAGGGCAAGGCTATCAGCTTCGTTATCGTCAGCCGGAGTAAAACCCTTATTTTTAACAGCTGTTATTATGCTAGTCTTAGGAGCATTTCCTTTGCCTGTAATATGCTTCTTTATCGTTCCAACAGGTATGCCGCTGTAGGGTATCCGGTGATGTTCGCACCAGCTGGTCAGGTGAGCAACGAATCCTCCGTATTTATGGGCGGCGTCTACTCCTTTATGGGCTCTTACTTCCTCAAAATAGATCGCATCAATATTCCCTAAAGTTGCCTTTAAATCGGTAAGCCATCTTTTAAACCGCAGATAAGGCATGCCGCCGCCTTCAAATCTTCCGGTTTTAAAACTAGCAATCCCAGAAGTTATATTACCCGCTGCTTCGCTAGTAGCCCAGCCGGTAGTAGTACCAAGGTCTAGAGCCACAATTATTGATCCGCTCACTTTTTTCTTTTTTATTATACCACAGAACACTTGTAGTCTTAAAAAATCGTAGTTTATTCTGGATCAGATAGCATAACCAGATAGGCTTTTTTTGCCCATTCTTCCCAGTTTTTAAAAGCAAGCTCTCCATCCTTTTTACGAACGTCTTTATAGGGACTTGGTACTCCGGCAATCATAAATGGCTCGGTACTGATTAAGTCTTGCGCCCATGCTGCCCATTTCGTTTCATCATGAAGTACAGGAAGAGGAAAATCCGAGTAATCATCGCAGACCGTAGCTGCCCAGTATTTAATGCTAATATATTTAGGATAAACGCTAATCATGGTCTACCATCATCTATTTCAGCTAAAACAAAGGTAGTTCCCATCTGATAACCGGAACCGATACCTTCTGATTTGAAAGTAAAATTAATGTTTCTTCCTTGTTTGCGTTCATTAATAGCAGGTCTGATAATATTCTCTAGTTCTCCATCCTCAGTAAGGTCATAAGTAGCTGTTACAGGAGCACTTACGGGATATTCATACGTATTGATACTAACAGTCATCTTTATCTTTTTTGTGCCTACAATATTAGGCTCTATCCTCTCTATACCTATGTTATAGTCAATACCCGCTACCTGTTTTTGTGGATTAAAGGTAGCATAAGAAATTATAGGTGTGGTAAAGAAGGATGGGATGGGTTTAACCTGCTCTTCTACTTCCTTATAAAGATTAACCTGATCGTTTCCGACTTCATGTTGCCAGACATAACTGTTATTATCACCTTCATAAGGACTTAAGTTCTTTCCTACAGTATACATATTACCGCCGGTATTATCGAAATAACCCGCTGCCCTTTCTATATCCGTATCATACCAGGTATTATCTACAACATTGTAAATAACGGCTCTGGTGCATCCAACATTAGCATCTTTCCCTTTTTCAGGATAGAACCACCATATTTCATCTCTGCTTACGTTTTTTACGCCAAAAACCCTCTGACGTTTACTCATATCAATAGTATCAAAAAAGGTCTGACGATTGAGATTATTTTCAAGTGGAAGAACTACGCCATTGAATACAAAAAATCTTTGTGTTCCAGGCCAATAGAATATTCCGTCATATTCAACTACGCTATTTGAAGATAAAATGGAGCTATCTCTTGATAATACCTTTTTGCTAAAAGAAAGGTCATCAGGATCATCAATAATCTGATTATTGCTACCTGTAGTATTGCTAATAAGAACAACAGAGCCGAGTGTCCAGAAGATTATAGTCGGCGAATTTGCTCCTCCTCGCCACTCTGCGCCGTAGATTACTTTATCGGTGCTAATATTGATGGAATATTTATCTTCAAAAAATAGAAATGGACAGGTTATGTTTGTTTTTTTATTTAATTTTTCCTGTGATGCTGAAGACCATCTAACAAGCCCATTATTGCCGTAATAAAATAATCTGTTTCCCACGTAAAGCATTCCTCCCGTTGCTTCTTTAAAAATAAAATTATCTTCCGTCGGGATCGGTTGTTTAAATTCTTCATTTTGGTTTTTAACCGGATCTGCTTTAAATTTTATTGTCCAGAACTCACCGGTATCTTTCTTTGCCAAGATAGTAGAAACAGCTTCGTTGCTATTGATATCCAGGTAGTTTTTCATACCTAAACACAATATTAGCTCTGTTTTAACATTATTAATAATGCTTATGACTACAACAAATTGTGTCAAGGTATTGGTAGGATTAGTGAATTTCTTAAAATAAGTTAAGGTTTGACCACCAATATTGTTATAAGTAGCATCTATTACGCTATATTTATGTTGCTGAGTAACAAGGGAAACTCCAACTAAAATGTGTTTATTCCCATCACTATCATAGTATATAAGAGCTGCAGTTGGAGTAGAGCTAGGTGGTAGCAGTTCAGGTACAGTTTGCAGATATAGTACATAATTTTTCATTCCGCCAATATTCTGAGGCCAGCCTCTAAAAAATCTGACCCATTGCCCCCGCGTGCAGTAACTTCCTTGAAAAGAGCAGCCGTCACGGAGTATTCCCGGTTTATAGATAATAGGAAACATCTGTTTTTGCGTAGCCATAAATTACCCTATATCTCTTTTTACACTGCGATCGATGTAACGATCTTTGGTCAAATTATTAGCAGACGTTAAGCTTTCCTGATATAATTTTGTATAGACAGGCATTCTCTGATCATCTTTTAAATAAATAAGAGCCTCTAAAAAGGCGGCATAAAATAGAAGATCAGGGTAATAGTCTGTTAGTATGTTTGTTTGATTCTCATTTGTAATTAAATTAGGTCTTCCTATGTAAGTTATTTGGTAATTATATGCTTTATCCGGAGTTGGAACGATCAGATAATACTTATAAGGACTTACATTTTCCTGTCCTGGCTGATAATCTGAGTAAAACAGGGGAGGATTAGCCGCGTCGCTTAAATTAACATTTGGCCAGTAATTTATACAGAACTCGTAACTTCTAGGAAACAGGACAACGTTATTGATAAAAAAGTTATCTTCCGAACCATAAATTATTGAGATGGTTTCCTGCCAATCGGCAGGTTTTTCAATAGTGGCATTATTTACCTGAAACTTTTTAAGCTGTGTAGTTTTTTGAAAACCTGTGGTATTTAACTCTTTCCAGATTTTCTGCTGTCCCATTTCAATAAAATAGGGAATGGAGGCAGCAAATTCAATGCTACCTCCTCTATTGGCATAAGCTATTATCTGGTTAAAGAGAGTAGTATAGTTCATTTACTAATAAGCTTTTTAACTTTTTAAGCTGAGGTAATTGTCTGCCAGGCATTTTTATAGGTTCTAAGCACTGTGTTGGTAACATCAAAATAAGTGAACCCATTGACTTGGTTGGCAGCTACTTCAACGTTTCCCCTTGGCCCGGACGGATATACAAAAGGTGCTCCGTTAGTAAGACCGACTCCGGTAGCAGTAGTAGCAACCGTAAATAGAGTCATCCACTGGGTATTAATATATCCTCTGACCTGGTTATTGGTTGTATCATTATATATAAACCCGTTTACCTGATTAGCAGCTACCTCAACTGTAGCTCTCGTGCCAGATGGAATGGAAAAAGGAGATGAAGATAACCCAACTCCGGTAGCAGTACTTATATTTGTTGTAACACTTTCCCAACCCCCATTTCTAAACATTTGTAATTTATCAACGCTGATATTAAAAATGATAGTTCCTTCCTTTATTTTAACTGTTACTCCATTTACTACGTAAGGAGTAACGTTTTGTAATAAATCTCTTTGAGCGGTGGTAACATTGCTAACGGCAAAGGTAGCGTTAGGATTATTAGTCCCAGTGGTTTGATCACTGATAATAGTAAGAC